GGTCGCCGCGGTGCTTGGCATCGACCGCATCTGGGTCGGCTCCGGCACCTACTACAACGGCTCGACGTTCGTCGACATCTGGGGCAAGAGCGCCCTCTGGGCCTACTACCCCAAGTCGGTGGACGAGAACCGCGGCCGCGTCATCGTCCCCATGCGCACCATCGCCTGGGACGTCGACGGCGTCGCCCGCTTCCAGGTGAGCCAGCCCTGGGAGGACCGCGACCACCGCAGCTGGGCCCGCTACGTCGACGACTACACGGACGAGAAGGTCACGTGTGCGGCCGCCGGCTACCTGTTCACCACGGTCATCAGCTGACCTGACGCACCCTAAAGACGGGGGCCGGGTCGATGTTCCAGGCCCGGCCCCCGGAGAAGGAAGGAGAGACGCACGCATGCCGTACATCGCGAAACACAGGATCGACTCTGGCGAGCAGGTCTACGAGGTCGGCGAGAAGGTGCCAGAGGAGATCGTCGACGAGGGCATGGTCGAAGCCGGCTCTGCCGAGCTTCTCACCGACAAGCAGTTCGAGGCATTGGTCGACTCCGACCCGCGCCACAAGAGTAACAAGGAGTTGCGCGAGATGTGCGAAGCGCGCGGCCTTCCCGTCGACAAGCGCATGAACAAGGACGAGTTGCTCGCTCTGCTCGAGGGCGACGAGTAGGCGAGGGCAATGGCCGACTACTGCTCACTGGCCGAGGCGCTCGCTCTGCTGCCCAGCGTGGGCACCCTGCGCGACGCCGTTGCCTACAGCGCCGGACCACCTATCGTCCCGGCCGTCACGGCCACTGTGCCGAGCGCCACGCAGGCGGCGGCCCTTCTGGCGTCTGTGACCGCCGAGATCGACATGCACCTGCGTGGCCAGGGCTACGCGACCCCGGCGACTGATACCGAGGCGCTGGCCTCGCTCAAGACCATCTGCATGAACGGCGCTGCGTCGCGCATCGCCAAGGCCATGTGGCCCGGCGGTACTGGGGCCGGTGGCGACAATGGCGCGGTCATCACGCTGCGTGAGGACTACGCCGCCGGGCTCGTGTTCATCGACAAAGGCGGGCTCGGCGCTGACTCCACCTCGTCCGGCAACGGCATCTCCTACGACTTCGACGACTTCTCCGACGTGGCCACCACGACGCGGAAACCGACGAGCGAGGCGCCGTTCTGATGGCCAACGTCACCCGCCAGAACTCCGGCGTCACCTTTGACCTGCGCACCGAGCCGCCGCTCAAGGAATTCCAGTACCGCATCGACCGGTTCACGGAGGGCATCTCCGACTGGAGCACGTTCTTTCAGGGCCTCGGCGTCTGGTTCAAGGCTCGCATGGGCGAGACGTTCGGCAGCGAAGGAGCGGCCAGCGGGCCGCGCTGGGCCGACCTCACGCCCGCTTACGCCGCGTGGAAGCAGGAGCACTACCCTGGCCGCCCCATCGGCGTGCTCACCGGGGCGCTGCGTGCGTCCATGACTGGAGGCAGCGGCTACTCCGAGACGATCCACCGGGCGGACGCCTCCTTCGGCATGAGCACGTCATCGAAGGCGCTCCCTTACGGCAAGCACTTCTCCGACCGCCGTCCGGTGCTGCGCATGCCCGCCAAGTGGGGGCGGGAGACGCAGAAGCTCACGCACGAGTGGCTCATCGCCGAGGCGCGCGGCTCCATGCACATCGGTGGCAGCGGCTTTGCCGGCGTCGTGCGCGCACGCGAGGCGGGCGCCTGATGGGCATGACCGGCATCGAGAGCGTGGTGCGCGCCGTCATCTCTGTGCTCAAGGCCGGCATGGCGACGAAGCTGGCTGCGCTCAAGGTGCTGTACGACGCCGAGTTCTCGGATGGCGTCCTGCTGCCCGCGCCGGCTGCCACCGACTACTACTGGTACCGCCCGGACCTGCTGCCCGCCTACCCGGCGATCATCGTCACGCCGATGCCGGAGACGGCCTCGGACAAGGACCTGGCGGCCGGCTACGACTTCGCCTTCGCGATCCAGCTCGACGTGGTCGTGCCCGCCACCGACCCCGCCGCGGCCGAAGTCCTGCTGTGGCGCTACTGGCGCGCCGTGAAGGAGCTGCTGACGGCAAACAACGCCATCGCGGGCGCCGACTGCAACCTACAGGCCGTCGACTGGAACCAGCCCGTATGGACTCCAGAGGGCTTCTCAGGGCCGGTCAAGGACGTGCCCGGCCTGTTTATCGTGTCTACCACCGAACGAGCGTAAGGAGCGTGACCGCATGAAGGGTTTGACCTGGCCGAAGTACGCCGGCGAGCGGCGCCAGATTCCCGGCGTCCCGTCCCCCAAGGACGGGTACGGGCCGGGCGTCGTGCTGCCGCTCTCCGAGACCGGCATGACCGAAGACGAGGCGAAGGCGGCCATCAAGGGCACGCCGCTCGCCATCGTCGACATCAAGGAAGCGAAGACCGCGAAGGGCGGTGACTGACCATGGCATCGACCGGCGGCTACATTCAGGCGAAGCTCGAGACGGCCCCGAACGCCGAGGGCGGCTCGAACGCCCTCAGCTCAAACATCTTCTACATCCCCGGCACGACCATCGACATGAACCCCAAGATGACGCCGCTGGAGCACAACGACGAGCTCCGCGGCGGCTTCTACGCATCCCCGCACTCTGGCGCGGCTGAGTACAACCCCGAGGGCTCGCTGGAGGGCCGGGTCTACCCGGCCACCATCGGCCAGCTCCTCTTGGTGGGTTGCGGCGGCGATACGCCCGTGCAGGGCGTCGCCGGCCCCACCGTCGTCGACCCCGACGCCGTGGAGATCCCCGCGACCGTCTATCGTCACGACCTCTCGTGGCAGGCCGGCGAGACTCCGCAGACCATGCAGCTCGTATATGCGCCCCCGTCCGGCGGCTTCTGGAAGGCGCAAGGCGTCAGCATCGACGAACTGTCCTTCGAGGCCGCAGAGGGCGCGCAGACCTTCACGGCCAAGCTCCTGGCACTCATAGCCGCGCAGATCGCCGACCCGACGCTGACGCCGACCTATGAGGCGGCTGCTCCCTGGCGCGCCGGCGAGCTCTCGCTGACGTGGCTCGCCGGCTCGGCCATCACGGAGAACTTCAGTTGGAGCATCAAGAACGGCATGAAGACCGAGAGCCAGTTCACCAGCGGCAGCCGCTACCCCGACGCCATCGTCTACGAGGCGGCGCTTCCCGTGGTCGGCGGCTCCATCCCCAAGCGCGCCTTCGACGCCGACGACTATGCGGCGCTCACGTCCGGTACGCCCTTCGCGGCGCGCATCAAGTACACGCACTCCGAGCACGTCGCGGCCACGAGCTACCACCATCAGCTCTGGGTCGAGATGCCCGCCTGCCAATACGTCGCCGCCCAGATCGACCCCATCAAGAACGAGCGCCGCAACAAGGCGTCGTTCGACTGGGAGGCACGCTACGACGTAAACACCTCGACGTGGTGCAAGATCACGCTCTGCAACGGGACCCCCGCATACGCGACCTACGCCTGATGCTCGTGACGCTGCCATCCGGCGCCGTCGCCCCCCTGGAAGAGCCGGGCTTACTCCCCCTGCTCTCCGGGGGCGGCGGCACGCTGGCGGTCGCCCGCGCCACGCTGGCGCACGCCGAGGTCGACGCCGAGGCGCTCACCCCCGAAGACCTCTTCTGCGTGGCCCTATGGGGACTGGAAGCGTTTGCCGACTCCGAGGCGGCTACCACCCTGGCCTTGGTCTGCGAGGCCTTCAGCGAGCCCCCGTCGCAGCGTATGGGCCTCTCCGACCCAACGCTCGCGTGGGCGCTCGACTCAGGCTGCCTGCTGAGCCCCAAAGAGCTGCGGGATGCGAATGGTGGACGGGGCGAACCAGCAGACGAACCCGACGACGAATCCGAGGGCGGCGTCCGCTTCAGCACGCCCGACACATGCGACGCAGGAGTTCCCCGTGGCTGACGAGATCGAACAAGAGACTGACGAGGCCGCGCCGGACGCCACGCCGGCCGCGCTCACACCGACGCCCGCCGCCGAGTGGCCTAGCAAGGACAAGCTGGCTGCCGGAATCGTCGTCGAAATGCCGAGCGGCGGCGTGGCGCGCCTGTCGCGTCCTCCGCTGCAGTACTACATCGCCACCGGAAACATGCCGCCGCGGCTCTGGAAGAAGGTCGAGAAGCAGGGCGCCGAGATCTTCGACGACCTGGTGAACAACTTCAGCAACGAGGAGCGCAAGCTGTTCATCGACTGGATGATCTCCTGCGCCTTCGTCGACCCGAAGGTGAGCATGGCGCGCAAGGCTGGGACAGACTTCACCTACATCGGCGACCTCGACGATCACGACAAAGAAGAAGTCATGCGGCTCCTCGGCCTGAGCCTCGCGGGGTGACGTAAATGAGCGCCGAGACCATAGCCCTGCGCCTGGTCATCGCCGGCGACGTTAGCGGGGCTAAGGCTGCGCTGAAAGACCTCGGCGGCGAGACGAAGAAGACGCAGAGCAATCTCGCTAAGGGCCTCAAGGTGGCGCAGGGAGCGGCGGCTGTAGGCCTCACGGCCATCGCCGGCATCGCCACCAAGGGCGTGCTGGATTATGAGCAACTGACGTCCTCCGTGTCAGCCCTGCAGCGGCAGACGAAGATAAGCGCCGAGGACGCATCCCTGCTCGTTGGCCAGTGGCAGCGCTACGGCGTGACCATCGAAGCGGGCTCGAAAGCGACGGTCATACTCTCAAAGAACATGGACACCGCGCAAGCGGCCGCAATGAAGACCCAGGCCGAGATCGACGGGCTCGACAAGAGTAGCAAGACCTACGGCGACCAACTCTCCACCCTGCAGGCGAAGCTCGTCGACAACCAGGGCGCCTTTGCTCGCCTCGGCATTACCCTCGAGGAGGTAAGGACCCTAAGCCCCGCCGATATGCTCGAGGAGGTGCGCCAGAAACTCGCCGCGCTACCAGTCGGGGCTGAACGGACGGCCCTTTCCGCCAAGCTCCTAGGGCGCGGGTTCATGGGCCTGAGCAAGTGGATAGGCGCTTCGTCTACCGACCTCGACGCGCTGAATCAGCAGCTCAAGGGCACCGGCCAAGTGATGGACAACACGGAGCTGGCCAAGGCCAAGGACGACATGAAACAGATGGCCCTCCTGCAGGTAGACCTGCGCGGCCTCTCCGTCGAAGTCGGCCGGTCTGCCATGCCCATCATTCACGAAATGGTGCCCGCCCTCAAGAAGCTTCTGGCGATAGCGAGGCCGCTCGCTCCTCACCTCGTGCAAATCGGCGGAGCGCTGGCTGCATTCCTTGTGGTGACCAAGGCGGCGCAAGGCATCGGCACCCTGCTCACGGTGCTGAGTAAGTTGAAGGCGATACTCGTTGGCGGCAAGATCGCGAGCGGGCTCACTGGCGTAGCGAGCGCGGCGGGCGGGGTCGGCGACGGCTTCGTCACGACGGCCGGCGGCGAGACCATCGCTCAGAGCTTGCTCCCTGGCGCGGGTCAAGGCTTCATTTCTGAGTCAGGAGTCAAGGGGGCCGGCAAAGGAACTGCGGCTCTCCGTGCGTCTGCCTTCGGCGGCGCAGGGAGCCTCATCGTCCCCGTCGCCATCATGTCAATTGCTGCCGCTGCCGCTGGAGCCATTTACCTTGGCGTGAAGGCCGCGAATGAGGAGGGCAAGGCGGGCGGCAGCTTCTGGGACCAGGTCAAGGCCGGGCTGGCCGGGCCTGGCGACTGGTTCTACAACCTGGCCGGCGGTCCACAGGCAGACAAGTTCATAGCGAAGTACGGGGACCTTACCGACCGCCTGGCGGCCTTGCCGAAGACTCCTCAGACCCCGTACCTGAAGGCCGACTTCCAGAAGGCGATGAACGTTCCGCAGGTGAAGGCGGCAATCGAGCTCGGCACTCCGCAGACCAGAGCCCAGCTCAAGGTGATCCGCGACGCCATCGTTGAGAACCTCAACGTGCCCATCAAAGAAGCTACGCGGCTCACGCAGCTCATCTTCCCTCAGTCGTGGGCTGGACGAGCCAAGATGGACATCAAGACTGCAGAAGGTGAACTAGCCAAGCTGAAAGAGACCCTCAAGAAGAAGATTGCTTTCCACGCCGACACCGGCCCAACGGTCGCCGCCATAAAGGTTCTTGAGGCTCGTATCGAGAGGATGCGCGCCAACGCCGCGCGCCCCGCGCGCACCGGCCGCCTCGACACCTCCGGCTGGACCGGCCCGATCAACGCCGCCATGCAGAGCCTCCTAGAGTTCCGCGACATGTCATCGCAGGGCATCACCCCCGGCAGCATGAGTCAGCACGGCCAGCCCAGGTTCACCGCCGGGCAGGTCGGCAGACACAGCGGACGCGCCGCCGCCGGCGCCTACGTCCGGCGTACCCCCGGCGGCACACTCCTGCGCGTCGGCGAGGGCAAGTACGACGAGGTCGTGGCGCAGGTGCTGCCCGGCAAGGGGGAGCAGAAGGCCCGTGGCGGCGAGACCCACTTTCATCTCCACATTGGCCAGCTCATCGGCACCGATGAGCGCGCCGCGCGCCAGCTCTGGAACACCGTCAAGCCGATCGCCATGAGCGACATGCGGATGAAGATGGCGATGAGTCGTGGCTGACTACGCCCTCGTCACGCTCGGCGCCTTCGTCGCCCCTTGCGCCGGCGTCGTCATCGGCGCCCGTCCGCGCTCTGTCGGC